ATGAAATTTAAAAAATGTCTTCTGCCTGTAGCAATGTTAGCGTCATTCACTCTGGCAGGATGCCAGTCAAATGCTGACGATCATGCCGCCGATGTTTATCAAACCGATCAACTGAATACCAAACAAGAAACTAAAACCGTTAATATTATTTCCATTCTTCCCGCAAAAGTTGCCGTAGACAACTCCCAAAATAAACGGAACGCACAAGCCTTCGGCGCGCTTATTGGCGCAGTCGCTGGCGGTGTTATCGGCCACAACGTCGGTTCTGGCAGCAATTCCGGAACGACGGCAGGGGCAGTTGGCGGCGGAGCTGTAGGCGCGGCAGCGGGTTCTATGGTGAATGATAAAACCTTAGTGGAAGGTGTTTCTTTAACGTATAAGGAAGGCACCAAAGTGTATACCTCCACCCAGGTGGGTAAAAAGTGCCAGTTTACGACAGGTTTAGCCGTTGTTATTACCACGACGTATAACGAAACGCGTATTCAGCCAAATACTAAATGTCCTGAAAAGAGCTAATAATCAGGAGGAGTCATGAAGAAAGTTTTTCTTTGCGCCATCTTGGCCTCCTTAAGCTATCCGGCTATCGCCTCATCATTGCAGGATCAACTCTCGGCTGTCGCAGAAGCGGAACAGCAAGGTAAAAATGAAGAGCAAAAGCAGCATGACGAATGGGTCGCGGAGCGCAACAGGGAAATCCAGCAAGAGAAGCAACGTCGCGCAAATGCCCAGGCCGCCGCTAACAAAAGAGCGGCAACGGCAGCAGCAAATAAGAAAGCTCGTCAGGATAAACTGGACGCCGAAGCCTCTGCGGACAAAAAACGCGATCAAAGTTATGAAGATGAGCTACGCAGCTTAGAGATTCAGAAACAAAAACTGGCGCTGGCAAAAGAAGAAGCCCGCGTTAAGCGAGAAAACGAATTTATCGATCAGGAACTGAAGCACAAAGCTGCGCAAACCGATGTGGTGCAATCTGAAGCTGACGCCAACAGAAATATGACTGAAGGCGGTCGCGATCTGATGAAAAGCGTGGGCAAAGCAGAAGAGAACAAATCGGACAGCTGGTTTAATTAATCGATGTTAGTAACTTCAAGCCTATGATTCTTGAAGATAAAAAACCCTCTGTAGTAACAGAGGGTTTTGTTCATTCATAGTGCAGGGATTAAAATCATTCCCACTCAATTATTTACGGATACCATAACCAATTGAGTGGTAACATTTTTCCAAAGCTCAATTTTTCCCGTACCGTTTTATATACCGTCACCGGAAATCAGTACCATGAAAAATACCATGCTATCTGGTCAGGGTGTCATACTGTTTTTCGCAGACTCTTCCGGCTTCGGCTGCCCGGTCAGCATACTCTGCCAGTTGTCTATTTCTCTCGAGAGATTTGCTGAACACGTCGGCAAGCAAAACTCCGGTATCTGCGGCTGACGCCCCAGCGCCGACAATGGCGTTATATTGCCTGAGCTGCTCACGGATGGCAACGAGCTGTCGCTGCAACCTGCCAGCGCGAGCGGCAGCATCAAGAGCATCACTGCGCGCCTGATCGATTCTCTGCTGCGCTTCACGTTCATTGGTCACTTTCTCCTGTTCGTAGTACTGACGAACTTTGTCTTCTTCGGCTTTGCGGTCTTCTTCCGCCTGCGCATACCCGGCATCGTACTGGCGGCTGCCGTGTATATTCCAGGCAACCACTCCGACGATGAACAGAGCAGCAAGCATCAACACGATAAGCAGCTGTTTCCAATATGATTTTACGAATGTCAGGATCATACCGTCAGCACCTTACTGGCAGTGATGTATCGCGCTCGCCGGTCGTCTATGCCGTTCCTGCCACCATTGATAATCAGAGTTACACGAGCAATATCGCCGGTATACTTCATGCAGCCTTTGCCGGAGAAGAACCACGCCGCGCTACGAGCCGCGTATTCGTCCTGCGCCAGCAGTTCAGGATTCTCCAGCAGGTCAACTTTCAGACCGTTTCCACAGTCACGATAGTTATTCAAACCGGTAATCTGGATAAGCCCGCGCCCACGGTAATTCCAGCCATCGCCGGGAGCATTGTTACCCATGCGTTTGCTGTATACCAGATTTGCGATCGCGCGCTGGCGCTCAAGTGGCAATGGTGGTTCACCAGCACGGCGACCCAGTGCATTAGCCTGCCCCTGAGTGAGACGCCCAGCCCGAACGAAGTTAGCTAGACCGCTGACACTGTAGTTGAAATTCTCCTGCAACCGGGTGAAACCACCAGACTCATGCCCGACCTGAGCAATAAACATTGCCTGATCTTCGGTTTTGCTGATACCAAACTCTTTCATCGCAGAAGTTATATGCGAGAACCAGCGTGCGGCCAACGCCTCGCTAATACCAGCAGCTCGCTGGAATTGTTTAATCTCCATGTTTAGACCTCGTTATTTTAAAAATCTGCACAACGTTACCGCGCGTTTTAATAACCGCAGCAAGCATGACAGCGTTGATAATGACCTCAGATAAATCCACAGCCATTGGCGTGCGTAACCAGATTGCATAAACGACACGAACAGGAATACTGGCCGCAGCAACAATCAGGAAATAAGCAATCCACCCACCCCATCTTCGGTGTTGAGATCCGTTACGCTGGAAAGTGACAACGCGAATTGCTATGCCAGTACAAATAACTGCATTGGTGATAAGTAAAAAAAGGTCATGCGTTACCATCGTCTTTTCTCCCCGGAATTAACTCGCGTGGATTATCGGAACGGTGATAGAGCCATATACCAATACGAACAGCGACAATTGCCGACACGAACGCACCTGCAGAAAATACAATCCCTTTCTCGAATGAGTCCTGCGTGATGGTTGGAATCAGGCTAGCTATGCCGATAAGAATTGATGCTGCCGGTTTGTAGAAAAGAAGGCCGCAGAGAAAGCTGAGCATCGACAGAAGAACACGACGACGGATTGGGTATTCTACTGCAGAGGTAACAAAAATTACCGCACCAGCCAAAGATCCCAAAGCGACCTCTGGAGGAACTCCCGCTATCACCGCAGCAAGAGAACTCACACTAAGCCACTGATTTAATGATTCACTTGTTAGACCAGCAGACATTGCAACCACCGTTTACTGTTCATGACACCCCCTTAGTTGAGTGGGTATATCATACACAACAAACCATATATGGATAAACATAATTTAATTTTATGAATGGAAGAAAGAACAGGAGCAATTATCTATTAAGTGTTCAAAATTACATTATATATAATTAGGTGAGTTTAGATATATTTATTATATGCCATATATTGACTTATACCTTGAATTTATTTGGTGAGGATTCATCAGTAATAAAGAAAGTTTAAATAACAAAAAAACTTATTTTTATAACGCATTGAAAACAGGCAACCCCATCAATGTGGGGTTGCCTGTTTCAATCTTTGTACACCTAAAACGAACAAAAGAAAAAATACTCATGCACTCCTGACAGACTGCATCCCCCTATATTTTTTCCAACATCTTCTTATTGTTTTATTTATTGGCATTTCTATCAACTTGAATGATAGTATTGATGCAATAATAGAAACAAACAAAGATAAAACAACATACACCAACATATCGATAAAGTTGTCTTTTTCTACGCTCAATATTTTTGTTACTATTTGAATAATCATCCAGTGAAACATATAAAATGAAAAAGAAGCCTCGCCAAGCAAAACCATAAATCTATTTTTAAGAATTTTAGATAATATCCCACCATTAAAAGCAAAGGCAATAACTATAAATGCCATGCAAGGAATATATAGAACATCATACTTTATATTCATATATGTAATATAGTTTGTTGCTATATATACTGTCAAAAGCAATGACAATATTGATGCAATTTCAATGATACTGCAAACAGTATTGTTAGGTCTTGCACTAGTATTAATAAATACTCTACAGAGCATCATCCCTATAATAAAATCACCAATTCTAAATGCTGGGTTTATATAAAACAACCAGTGCTGTGATATTGTTATGGGCGGGTTAATTAAGAAATAGAAATTAATCACAAGAACAAATAACAGAACACAGGCTAAATATTTTGTTTTTAGCCTTGTTAAGAAGCAGAATGAAACGTAGAAAAACATCTCACATGAGATACTCCATGAAACGGAGTTAAAAGAAAAATAATAATCCTGAATTGGGATAAATGACTGCACCAGAAACACATTTGAAATAAGCATTTCCTTACTAATACCATCCCCCATCTTACCATGCATAAATATTAAAATAAAGCAAAGAAGAGCTACAATATGCACAGGAAATATTCTTGCTATTCTGTACACAATAAAATCTTTATTGCTGAATGCTTCTTTTTTTACATGATTTATGAAACTATAGTTTATAATAAAACCAGAAAGAATGTAGAAAAATGTCACACCTATATAACCATTAAAAAAATACTTTGCCGCAGTATTAAACACACCAATTGATGATTGAGACAATAGCCCAAGGTGACTAACAAAAACACCAAGAGCTGCAAACATTCTCAACGATGTAAGACTTTGAATTATATTACCTTTATTATTCATAACTCTGCCGGAATGGTTGAAATTTCCGGCAGATTAGATTAACATATTAATTATGTCAATGTTTGTATAGTTAGAACTCCCTTACTTCTGCACCAGAAGACGCACTCCACACCGAAGAAGGAGAGCCATTTACACCGATCAATCTTACCTTCAACCCATTACCACTTGCTTTTGGAGAAGTTAAATTTACAGCCGATGGATTTATTGCCCAATCACCACCATTCAATATGACACTCATTTCAACAACACCACCATTGTCAATATCAATTATAGGTGTTTGCACTACTGGACTTTGTTGGTCAATTGGTAGAAAGCCATTGACAATAATAGATGGGCGGAATGATGGGTTTCCCTGAACGCTAACACGCAATTGCCCCCCTTTAACAAATTCTGTTGCACAAGTATTCATGACAATGCAATACGGATTTACAAAATCAAATGCGTAGCAAGTTGATTCCCCATCCATTGGCGTGCAGTTTTCAGCTGTACAATTGGTCATGGTAGTATATTGCATCCCGGACATTCTAAATGACAACTGATAACCATTAACTTGAACAAGGCGCATATCCATAGAAGTGCCAATTACTTTTATTTGACCATCCCTAAAATCTTCAAACAAAACTCCAGCATATCCTTTCCCTGGATATTGTGGGAAACCGACCATTTCCATTACGCCAGAGAACGGCGCATAAGAGAAGCATCCGATATAAGCACATTCAAAAATTGACTGTCTGATAACTGGTGCTGCTGATTTTCCTAAAAACAGTCCGTAATAATTTCTATAAGAATCTACATTTTCTTGTGTTAAGCCAAGCCTTCTAAACATGCAGTTTTCAACTCTACCGTTAACACAAAATGAACTCATTGAGTTATCTGTTAGATCCCATTGCTTTGGTATAAAAGCACATAATGCATCCACCTGAAGAATTACTTCTCCATTTTTTGTGAGATCTATTTTGTCATTTGTTGTTTTATAAAAAACTGTCGCTTCAGCCTTTCCCTGTCCTCTAATTCCCATATTGTCATAAATTGGGATTGTTTTTGATGTATTTATGTTTCCAGCAGGAGCCTCTAGAATGCATTTGTTTGAGCGAGCAAAGTTAGTTGCAAGAGTTATAGCTGTTGCGTTATCTGTGACTCCGTCAGGTTTCACCCCCCAAAATTGCATGTCGTAAGTGGTAAAATTAATTCGTCTCCATACCATCGTTCCAGTTTCTGGCTTGATTACAATTCCACCATCATCAGCCCACGCCTGAATGTTATCAACAGACTCGAAAAAGCCGCCACCAAGGTGGTTTTCAGCATGTGTAGTGCTAGCTGCTGATGCTACGTATACAATCTGCCCCGCCTCCTCCGGAACACAGGAGCGAAGCTCTGAAAGATTAAGGAAGCGCCCCAGCGCATTAAATCCTGTTTTATCAAGAAGCTCCTCCCGCATGCTATTCAGGCTATCAAGGGTTGCTTTAACCGTCTGTGACCCATAACCAACCAAGTCAGATCCAGTTGGCTTGGCTAGCTCGATCAATACGTCAGACGCAGACCCTGATGGAGGAAGCACAACAATAGGGTTACCATCGTTATCGAAAGCAGGCATCTTGTTTGCGCGGGAGGCAGCATCAGGAAGTTGCGGTATCTGCTCCTGAACGCGCAAAGTACACCCCAGGTTAGAACTGAGCTGTGTATCAACATAATTTTTAGTGGCTGCATCTTGGGGGGTTGAAGGATCGCGTAAGTTTCTGATGTAATTGTTAAGCGCATCATAATAATTTGCCACGAATGACGGCTTACGCAGCGCCAAGCTAAACCAACTTCGAACCTGCTGGATCAGCATCGTTAGCTTATCAAAAGCATCCTCATGCACTTCTGCAAAGAACTTCCCCTGATTACGCAAATCAGTTTCCTGCGTAAACGGGAGCTCTCGTGATATAGAAATCTGATAACCGCTAACCAATGCCTTCGACAGAATTATATTGCCACCATTGTATCCTCCAGCCCCAGTAACTATGTAATCAGTGTCAAGAATCAGCTCTGTGATGTTCTCGTTCAGGTCAACAACCTGCACTACTAAATCAGATTTCTGGAAAATCCTGAAGGTATAAGGGAATGTCGTTGTAACACCGTTACCGGTGTATTCGTTGTGGTCAACTTCGGTTGAGACCGTCATGTTAAATCTCCGGATAGTCGCAGCACCCGTTGCGCCGCATATCCGGTTATTCTATTACCTGAAAAACCACATATGGATATATAACCCATAAATACGAACAGATATTACCTTTCAGGTGATTCGCAAAACGTGCTGGATAGCAAACAAATTATTTGATACTGTATATTTATACAGTTATTGCATGGAGAAGATAAGATGCAGCAGTATCACTATCCACTGGAAGACGGATTTACCGAAAGGATTCACACGCCGGGAGGCGTCAGGTCACTGGTGGAGGGATCGCACTTGATGAAATTACTCCGGGATCTCGATAAGGATGGATTTAATGTCGATGGCCCACTTGCCGAACTGACTGCACTGATTAACTACGTCACCAGCTCACAGATGTCTATGCGGGATCTGCAAACACATCTCGACTATTGTGCCGAACAATTACGAAAACAAACCAGATAAGGTTTGCAATTACCAAGTGGAGTGCTTATATTTACCTTTGCGGTAAATTTACATCGCACTCCTCTTGTGCCATAGTAATCGGGCACTGGCAAAATCCAGTGCCGGGATTGGCGTCCCGGATTACTACAGAGGCACATATGCCGCATAAGCGGTTTTTTTATGTGTAAAACGCACCTATTCTATGGTGGGCTGTGTGGGGGCACCGAAAGGTGCGCCGGGTCCTTTGTAGCCGGTTACGCCAACCCTGCACAGTTCACCACCAACCGATTGGCGTCGGTAGTGGTGATTAACCTAACTACAAAGGTGATCACTATGACTGCTAACGTAACCCCATCTGTTTTTCATTTTGAATCAGAAGCAACCATTCGAGCCATTGTTATTGATGGAAATCCTTGGTTTGTTGCCAAAGACGTTATTAAAGCTCTTCAACTGACAAACCCCACTATGTCAATAAAATCTCTTGATGATGATGAAAGGGCTAAATTTAACTTAGGCCGTCAAGGCGAAACCAATATTATCAACGAGTCAGGCCTCTACACACTGATCCTCCGCTGCCGCGATGCGGTGACACCAGGCACTATCCCATACCGCTTTCGTAAATGGGTTACAGGTGAGGTTCTTCCTCAGATCCGCCGCACCGGAAGTTACATTAAAAACTCGCTCCCGCAGGAAGAACGCATAAAGATGGTTGCCGACCAGGTAGCCAACGCCACGGCGTCAGCAGTGATGAAGGCGATGAAGATAGAGAACAAAACCTACAGCGCCCCGCTGAAGCCAGGCTACCGCAGCCTGATTCACTCGCCGTCTGGTGTTCTCGGCCTGACGGAGAACTCACTGCTGATGAATCTGCTGAACCAGTTACAGGACGATGGGCACGACGTATCGGGCGCGGCGGCGGAGCTGACCACCATGTTCTGCTACATCGTCGGTGTGAGCAAATGCCTGCGTGATATCCAGACGCACGCGGAGTACATCAACGACAAGGCAGGGTTCTTCTGACGGGCGGTGGCACAGGGATGTGCCTTTAAATAATTCTGTACAGATTGCAGGTGAATAGCGTACTATTACCTCAAGGGTAAGAAAGCATTTTTAATCTTCCCTTCAAAACACGTCCTGTAGCCAAACATGGGAGGACGAAATGAGAACAAATACAACAAGAAAAGCGATGCCATACATTATCCCAGAAGCAGATTTCGATAGAAAACTGAACATGTCTGAGAAGAACACTAGTCACACCGAAAGCTACTTAGCGAAAGGTGTGGTTGATTTCGTTCTTCCGGGATTCACAACACCTTATGGTTATCGCCTTGTAAAATCTTGTAATGGCGATCATTACAGAATGATTACTACCAGCGATACTCCAGAAACGGTGTATGCGGTTAAGTTAATCTTTCGGGAAGATATCGTCGAAGCCAAAAGAACATGTACGCAGATCATGGTATGGCGTACGCCTAATGTTATTCATGACCGTGCTGTTCATGGTTTGCCTCAGATTTTTTTTCAGTTCTTCCTAGAGCAATATGCGATCGTTGTATCTGATGAGCAACAAACAATCGATGGGAGAAGATTCTGGGAAAGAATGATTTCTTGGGCTATAAACACCCCGGGATATAATGTATACGTTTCAGATGGCTCTGAAGAAGATAGACCTCTTAGCTTCATGACATCATGGGATGATTTCTATAGCCAGTGGGCTGATTTCTGTTGGGGCAGTGATAAAGATGTGCATACCCACAGACTACTGGTTATAAGCAAAGATAAACTGCATTAATAGAAGCCCGCAGCGCGGGCTTTTTTGTGGACGAAACAAAAGTCAGTGCTACACTCATTGACGCCACATTGAGGTGGCTTATAGATGGAAATTTCACAATGAAAAAAGCATTTGCTGCACTGTTCGTTTTGTTGTCTCTGGTAGCTTCAACTCAGGCCTTTGCCGGTCGTTGTCAGCACGACAGCGACACTGCTGCTGACGGCTCCCGCTGCGGTGGGCGTTCTGCGGATTCCCGCCCGGGCGGCGGTGGCATTCGTTAAAAACAAGGCCGCGAAAGCGGCCTGTGACATGTCACGCTAGTTTCGTTTTGCACGTCCCTGTGCCGCCGCCCGTCAGAAGAACCCTGCCTTGTCGTTGATGTACTCCGCGTGCGTCTGGATATCACGCAGGCATTTGCTCACACCGACGATGTAGCAGAACATGGTGGTCAGCTCCGCCGCCGCGCCCGATACGTCGTGCCCGTCTTCCTGTAACTGGTTCAGCAGATTCATCAGCAGTGAGTTCTCCGTCAGGCCGAGAACACCAGACGGCGAGTGAATCAAACTGCGGTAGCCGGGCTTCAGTGGGGCGCTGTATTCTTTTTTGTCTTCCAGCTTGATCGCCTCCATAATGGCGGGCATGAAGCCTGACAAGACCTTCTCCACTTTTGTTTCTTGTTGTCTTAAACGTTTCTCGCATTCAATGAAGTAGCGTCGTACCTGACGACCTTTTTCGTTACGCTCGACCATCGCCAGCTCTTTGGCTGTATCAAGGGTGAGGTGGTACTCTTTGCGGTTGTGGCCGCCTCTACCAGATGTTTGCTTTCCCAAATTGGAAAGCAAAATATAGTCTTGATTTTCAATGAATTCGTATTCTGATATGCGATTTGTAATCCATGCTGCAAACACCTTTTTAACACCTAAAAAAGCGTGCAGATCGCGGGCATTACAAAGTAGGGCTGTTTCGTTAGATATAGTGCCGTTGAATACGGGGATGAGTTGAGCGTTCATGATGGCGTCTCCACTTAGCGAATTACATCACCACCGCTGAGACCAATCAGATGGTGGTGAACTGAACGGAGTTGGTCTTACCGGCCTAAGTGGTACCGGCGTCCTTTCGGACCCCCATTCAGCCCACCATAATTCTGGCATGACTGTGCTATACGCATAAAAAAAACCACGTCTGGCGTGGTATGCGCCACTTAGTAATCCGGGAGACCAATCCCGGCACTGGATTTTGCCAGTGCATGATTACTATGGCACAAGAGGAGTGCGATGTAAATTTACCGCAAAGGTAATGATAAGCGCTAAGAAATATTAAAATCAACCATATTTGGTTAATGCGTATAAAAGAGCCAGCAGCGAGAAATTGTGCCGCGACGTAAAATAACGAGCATCTGCTGGCTTACAACCAGCGATGTTTCAAATTTGTCACTATTATCAACGTGCCATTCCACGGCGCAGAGCTTTATGTTGTCAATCACAACGGCGAACCATATACCCCAATGAAACCTATCGTTGAGGGAATGGGGCTAGACTGGAAATCTCAACATAAGAAGATTTCTCAACGCTTCTCGAAGGGTATGGTGGAAATCACCATACCTTCTGCCGGTGGGGTGCAAGCCATGATTTGTATGGCTTTACGAAAATTGGCAGCTTGGTTGAACAGCATCAGCCCTAACAAAGTCCGCCCTGAAATCCGCGAAAGTATTGAAACATCAACCGTATCGATATCGACACGGTTGATTATGACGGTAACTTATTTCCGTGTGTCCTATTTCTCCCGCCACTAACTAATTATATTTGTCTTTAAAAATTTCATGGAATGATTGAGAGTAAGACTTGCCATACTTCAAATAACATTCTTCATCCAACTTTCTTAATGAACTTCGAACCTGTTCGTGGCATACAGCAAAAAAAACAAGTCAGCCGCCTATTAATACCCCTATTGATATTGGGTTCGCAACATCCCATAAAAAATCGGCTAACAGAGCAAATACCCCACCGCCGCCAATAAATGCCCCTATAGCTCGGTTCGTTTTAGCTTGCTCATAGCGTCTCTCTAACTCACTAAACTCTTTAATATCCATATAAGCACCTCTATAAAATTACTTCATCACCGGATCCACCTGGTTTATTAGTGGCGCAATCCAGAACAGGTTATTGCCGGGTATCAGGGTTCGGACATTATGCACAATACGATCACCGGCATCACCATTCAACACTCCTGCGGTCACATCAATGATGCTATCCGCAAGACCAAATGACGGTCCGAATAGAGATCCTACGAATCCACGACTGGCATACCTAGACTGTGTGCCAGTGCCAAATAAAGCCCCCAGCCCAACAGCACCACCAGTAGCCTTTTCAGCCATGTTGTTATATTCCATCAATGGCCCAAGAATACCGGATCTATCTATACCCTCAAGCACCAGCTTCTCTGGTGACCAGTCAACATTTTTCCCTTTCGATGCTTCTTTTAGCGCATAGACCAGTGAGCCAAGAGCAATCTGAAATGCAGTGCCATAATAAAATTGCGCAGTTCCTTCCTGTAACCCACCAAGTAGCGCACGGTTGTATGAAGCCGTTGTGAATGATTTAAACTGAAATATCGTTCGCCCCATTGGAGTACTCGCCCATAAAGGTGTGTCACCAATACCGGGGGTGATGATAGTGTTATTAACGTCTTTCAGAACCGCTGACTGGAATACTCCGGCAACGTACTGATCGTCCCATTTATCAAAGTTACCAATGTGCCATCCATCAATTACCTCACCATGTTTCTCGAACTCACTGCGAATACGCGCAGCCATATTGTCGTTGATACCGAGTTTTGCCATGCGACGTGCAGAAAACGCACCAGACAAAATACCGTCTGACGTGAGCATTCCGTTCATGGATTTGTTTATGTCATTAAATCGATCCATGAGTGTCAGCTTGCCGAAGGCATCAGTAATTCGCTCCATTCCTGCTTCGACTGCTGTTGTCCTGGAAGAACTGTCAACAAGATCACCAATTGCACGAGAACGTGAATGTAGTACAGCTTCCAATCCAATCCCCATCTTCAACATCTCTTCTTTGCTGGCCTTAAATGCCGGTGATTGGGATATCTGAGAAGCATAGCCTTTCATGGTGTTACGGAAACCATTAACCATAACCCCTCTGGCCAGATCTGGAATAGCTGATACTGTCATTCCACCGAGTTTGGTCGTGAAGTTCACATCCCGCAGAAAAGCGCCAGCACGAACAAAAAACGAAGACGGATCATCAGGCATACCATATGTACCAACAAGACGATCGCGTAATGCTGTTATGTCTCTGAGATCATTTGCTCTTGATTTTGAAAGTCTGGACTGTTCTTTCCGTAATTCCTTTTCGTACTTTCGCATTAATGAATCGAGTTTACCCTGAGGAACAACTTCACCATTGCTCTCATAACGTGCTTTCAGATTTGCCACACTTTCGTCATATTTCGCCTTTATTTTTTCAGGCACTTCCCGTAACAGACTGTCATATTCGTCCTCAATTAATTGCAGACGCTCAGTCATAGTTCGTTTGCCAAATGTTCTCGTCAACTCAATTTCTGCTGCCGCTTCACGGATATGACGTTGCAGCACGTAATTCACATCACTTTCAAGATAATCCCTGATAAGACTATCAGGAACATTTAATGTTCTTTCTTTCGTACTACCTGCGGCTTTTACAGAAAATACGCTGACAAAATCCTGTGGAACCTTAGCACCAGTAATTTTATTAATTACGATATCCGCTGCAATTTCAGCATCCTCAGGATCCAGTGTTTTATTTCCTCTCGACCACCAGTCAACCAAAATACGTCGAAATTTATCGCGTTCACTGATTATTTTTCCAACTTTATATATGCGTGGGAAATAGCTTGCCTGGCCTAATGCTTTCAGTTCTTCATCTGGCGGCAATAAACCAAGCTTTTGCATTTCAACTTTCACCCGATTTAATACAGTTCGCATCGCCTGCGCCGTTTCCTGAACAACAGGATTAGCATGCACATCACCGCTTCGCATAGCATTCCCAACCTGCTGACGAAATGAATCAAAACTCATGTCACCACCATCAGCTTTATACTTTGCGTATGCCTGTTTATTTCCGACAACAACAGCAGCTTCTTCACGCTGCCATCCACGTGTACGGGTTTCTACAGCTACCGGTGTTTCAATCCCCCTTTCATTTCCTTTAAGGGTGAAATTATTTTCGGCTAACTCCAGCGTTGTTTTTCGCACCGTCTTGGACGGAGACTCCATTAACCTTGTCAAAGGAGTAAGATAGCTCCCTGCTTTCCATGCAGCCTTTCCAACCACCCCACCAGAAACAGGGGTTAAATCATCCAGAGTCGCTGTATCAATTTTCATAGCACCAACACTACCACCATCGGAAAGCGAAGCGGCAGCCCTGTCAGTCGCTGATGTAATGCTCATATTATCAAGAGCATCAGCAACCTCACGTGTGGCTGCAGCCCGGACGGATGGCGAAAGCGCAACACCAGCACTGGCAAACACGCCGCTCATCATCGCACCCGCTGCAACGTGAGCGGCACTTTCACCCCATGAGCGTGTTATTTGCTGATTATTCAGTACAACCTCGCTTAATGCAGTACCGGCAGCACCAATCGCAATCTGTGAGCCAATACGCGCCAGTGCCCCTCCTTGAGCACCAGGGATAAACATTGACGCAACAGTAACCGGGTCAAAAAGCATCGCTGTTGCACTGGCTATTCCACCAGCCAAGCCTGCTTCAGAGATAAAACGCCGATCTTCATTTTCATCATCTATCTGCTGCTTAATCCACGCTGTTTCTTCTGGCGAGCGGGAACCTGCAAATTTCGCCCCCCAGTATTCATAGCCGTGCAACTCATTTTTATCAGCATATGGGTTATAACCTTCGACCGGTTCAAACTGTCTGGCAGGACGGAAAAAACCAGCCAGAATATTGTTCTGTCGTATTGCTGCGGCAAGCAATGAAGGCTCTTTTGGGCGAGGCTCAGGGTTCTTACCTTCTGGCGGATGCACATCAAAACTCTGTTCATCAGGTTCAGGAATGGCGAGACCAGCAGAAATAAATCCGTTATTGTTTGATTCAGATACAGGATAGAACGGCATTATTTAGATCCCCACGAAAAGTAATCTTTAAATTTGTCCATACGTTCGTTATGCAGGCGCTGATACTGCTCATCCAGAGCACGATGCTTGTCTTTGAAGTTTTGTATAGCCTGTCCACGCATAATTTCTTCCTGCTCGTGCTGCTCCCGTTCCTGCTGCATTTTCTTATAAGGTTCCCAATCTTCTAGTGATGGCCCCCAGCGCATCTGTCTTCCATGCTTGTCATAAAATAAATCATCCCTCGTAATACCATCTTTATCTTTTGTTCTGATCACAACTGAATAAAGCTTATCTCTCGGAGTTGATAAATCAGGAACAAGAATCAACTCACCTCCAACCAGTGAGCGTGGCGTATTCAGTCCCAATGCACCAGCCTCAGTTGAAGGTCGGTTAAATGAAGGAGACAGTTTATGCAAGTCATCGCCATACATGATTTTTTCTTTTTCAGCCTTCCATTGCGCTGCAATCCAGCCTGACGGCCCATATTGATAAAGCGCCTCCGGTGCATATTTCATAAACTGTGCTTCCCCGTTGACCTCGCTGATACTCCAGGTGCGAGCTATCTGCTGGTTGGTCATTTGCTTCGCTACGTCAGCGTTACCACCAGCAAGGCGATAGTTAACGTCATAGAGCATCTGATAGTCATTGCGAAAGAGCGCTGCTTCCGGCGTCTGGTCATCCGCAGACGGATCCCAGCGAAGCCAGTGAGCCATATTACTGACAGCAGAATTGGCTGCGCTGTCACGCTCTTTTTTGTATTCTCTTGTACTCTGAACAGATGAGAGCTGCGCCCTTAGTGCATCTGTCTGGTTGTATGTCTTACTCTGCGCTTCCACAATAGCAGCATCTGAAGACATCCCTGCATCAGTTAGTTGCTTAACAGTCAGATAAAAACCCTGCATATCCTTCGGCATATTTCCAATAGATGCATTGTCTGTTTCATATAACCGACTAAACAAATTCGCTGCATTTTTAACCACTTCCTGATTGCTGGATCTGGATACTGCTGAAAGCTGCGTGATGACCTGCGAAGGCATGATGCCAGTCTGAGCCACAAGCCGAACAACCCCATCATGAGTGGAGGCATCATTAATACGAAAGTTCTGCGCCATTTCTGTGTAATCAGCAGCTTTCTGCATTGATTTGTTGCTTGGGTCTAATTTTTCACCTATTGTCAGCGCCTCATTGAATCTGCGTGAATCACGTTGCGCCTGAATTGCTTCATTTGATCGCTGAAGCAATGCAGACAATTTTCCGTAAGCATCGAGTTTTAACGCATAGTGAGGATCGTTAACCTCAGGCTTCACTTTCTGCATTTCTTCTTGCTGCTGAGAAGGAGGTAAATACTGAATTGCCTGGAATATTCTCGCGTTATCAATCGCTATATCCAGTTGATTGATTATTTTATCTGCATTTTTTCCATACCCCCTGATGATAGTCTCCTGAGCCGGTATATAATCTGGAACCTCACCGTTATATAGCTGGGCCATGGTGTTATTAATAGCTGGCTCAAGCTGTTCTAATATTAACTTCCTTTGCTTTTCTATCTGACTATTAGCAAGGTTATCTATTTGATAAATAGTCAGCGGATCCATTCCAGTTTTATTTTTTCTATATCGGGAAAGCCACCCTTGTGTTTCTGATGGAAGATTTCGGATAAATTCTTCTTCTGATATTTCACCTTTACGTGGATCACCGACTTTGGCGATCAGTTTATCCACGTTACCCATCCCCCAGTTATATGCTGCTCCGGTCAATATTTCGGAGCCGTACTTACCATACAGTTGATTTACATAGTCACTGGCGAGCATTTCATGCTGTTGTTCGTCCGTAGGGTTGTATTTAACGCCACGCTTGGCCGCCAGTTCTTTCCCTGTGCCCGGCATTAACTGGTATTTCCCCTGGGCTCTCTCTCCAGAAGATGTTATCGGTCCTTCAAGAAGACTACCATCAGGATTAAAATGTCGATCACCTGATTCAACAAGGCGTATGGCACGCATGTCCATGCCTCCAGAATCATTTTTCTGAAACAGACCATTTAGCCATCCTTCTGGATTGGCAGCGGCATAATTCTTCGCCCGCATTTCTGTGGCACGGCGATCATCACTTTCTATTTCTTCCAGAATGCGTTCTTGTGACCATCCCCTGGCAGCTCCATATCTAGCAATGGCTACCATTCTGGAATTTCTGGCTAAAGTGGCAGTTTGCGGGTCATTCCAGGCATCCGCTTCATTTTGTATCCATAATTTTCTCGTTGCCTGATATTGCTCATCTTCATAGGCATTTGTCTGCCCTATCTCATGTCTGAGAACTCCAGTACTGAACTGAATTTTCTGTGTTCTGGCTTGTTGCAAAAACATATTTCTTGCTGCTTCATCAGTCAATGAAGCAGCTATTTCTTCCACATCCTGATCAAATCCAGATATGTACTCTTGCCCCTTACCAATCGCATTTTTGCCTTGTTGTGCATAAAAACCGGTTTGAGGGTTATAAAGACGTTCATTGCTGCGCTGATTAAGCTGAAGGATGGCATCCTGAGACAATGCAACATTCGCTTTCTTCCTGGCTTCACCATATGCCACCGCATACTGATCTGCGACATTCGCCAGCACCTGACCTGCTTGAGGAACATCGAAGGTCTGAAAACCACCGGTTTGCACACCACGACTTTGCACCTGGCGTCCGGATACTGTTGGTACGACTGGCATTATAATCCTCCGGGTAATCTGGTTCCTGCTGCTGCCCCGATTGGCGCAGGAGTGCTTTGAGTAAACGGACTCCACGTCCCACCAAACATCTGGTACGCACCGTATGCCTTCAGAGGCGCAGTGAGCAATGTTGTTGCTGCTCCCACATTCCCCTGTTTACGGGCTGAACTGGCTTCTGCTTTATAGTTGGCAGCCTGAACCTGATAACCGTAAGCCTCGCGTTGCGCGTTATTCACCGTCGTCAGAGAATCAAGAGCGCCAAACTGGGCAGTGTCGCCAAATATATCCAGCGCGTTACCTGTAGATAAATCAGCGCCGGTCGCCCCCATTGTCGCCGCCTGTGTACCAAGCCGCTGTCGGGTCTCTCTGCGCCGTTGCTCAGCTTCAGCGTTACCTCTGTTTATTGCATCATTTGCCTGAGCTGTGGCTATATCTGCGTTCGCTTCTGCAACCTTCGAGGCATACTTTCCCTGTTGGTACTGGGTGTATGCCTGAATGCCACTCATGGCGAGCATTGCGCCACCAGCAATAACCGGATCGCACATTATTTTCTCTCCATGTGAAATCTGTGGAAATTAAGACCAAGAGCACCATAAGGCGCGGCTTCTTCAAGCCTGAATCCAAGCCAGTGCAGCCATGCTTTGGCAACATGGTTTCGCTCGTCGACATAGTTTTCCAGGCGCGGATAAACTGCCAGCATCTGCTGCAATACAGGGCGGCAGTGGCGAAGAAATGTCTTCTGATATTTTTCGATACGGCTGGTTCCGACCAGCCAGGGCGTACCATTGCCACCGATCATTGACGCCGGAGATACGCCAAACATGGTTACCAGTTCTCCGTTCGCAAATCCTGACCAGGCCATAGTCGCAGTACGCAGACCAACACGCAGCGCATCTTCGGTAGTCATCAGTGATACCGCATACAGTTCGTCAATATCAGCCTGACGAACATCCGGCAAAATCATCTGAAGATGCTCTTCGGTTGCGGGAATAATTTGAACATCGATCATCAGAATCCCCCAACAGTAAGGCGAGGAATAACGGCAAGAACAGACAGCGGCAACGGATCAAGCTGACGGATTTTTACACGTCCGTTTTTGCCCCAGTTACTGTCCAGTTTCACTTCTACTTTTCCGGTAGCATCATCAACAGGATCATCGTAGAACTCGAATTCACGCTGTGGATATTCGTACCATTTACCGCCGGGCGTAGTCGCCCAGATGCCGCGACTGGCATTCACAACCAGAGTAACGGAGGGGATCACCTGTTTTTTGTCCAGCAGCGTTTCCTGTCCGTTAATGTTGATATCCAGTGTTTCGAATTCAGCAGTTATTGGCAGGCCGATGTGCACTACAGCCCCCGGAGATTCCAGCGTGACGGCACCTCCGGAAACCACTTTCTGTGGTTCCACGTTCGCATCAGAGAGAATGTTTACGGTCTGGCCTTCAAGATGAGACAGGCCTCCAAATGTCCGGCGCGCCATCTGCCAGTTCGTGGTGGCCACATTCCTGAGGGATGGCGGGACGTTCCTGTTAGCACGAACCACTACAGCGGTATTGCTGGTTACAGAAATAATGTCGCAACGTAATTCTTTTGACACCTCATCGCCAGTATCAGGATCAGTTCCGGTATAAGGGAACTGTAGTTGCGCGCCGACATCACTACTGGTGAAGTACGCACCACCAGAAACACTGATTGTATATTCCGCGCGGTAATCCCATTCGCCAGAACCACCAGTGATGGTCATCGTTCTGTCAGACGTATTTCTTCCATCATAGCTAAGGCCAGAATCAACAAAGAAAGCATCTTCATCGCTGGTAAATAAACGGCTGGACAGTCGCTCGATGTATCTCACTGTTTGCCCGTTAACGGTTCGGTTAATGACGAAATACACCGCATCTTCATTGCCTTCGCTGATACTGCATGTGCTTTCATATTTTCCGGTACTGGACTGTGGTGCCCATGCAAAAACCCGTTGATCACGCAAATAGGTCATCACCAGTAATTTACCGTCATCACGAATGCAGAAGGCGCTGGAGTAAGGGACTATCGAGAAGCACCAGTCAACAATGCTGTGCTTCTGAAAAAGATGATTGGCAAGGATGGTCAGGTCGTTCCCCTGATAGCCGTCAACATCGAATGAGTAGGCCAGATCACGGACAACGCTGCCTTTCTCCTGGACGAACAGAGCAATATTCGCCACGGCAATTGGCGGGACGTTGCTTGAGCCATTTGATCCTTGAGAGCTGAATGCAAATGATGATGGGGTTAACACTTTGTTCTGGTCGCCGGTGATGACGTACTCACCTCCGGAAGTCAGTGCCACCAGCGAACCGACATCAATCAGGTGGCGGATCTCATTAACCTGACGCCCGGCATAGGTGTAGATAATTCTGTCGTCATCCTGCGTAGGATTGCTTTTGCCAAAATCCTTATAATCCCCAGTACGGCTGGCCCAGATAGTCTGAGGGAACGCAGTAGATGCGGCGAAGTAAAGACGTTGTTGATAATAAACAACAGTGCCAGGATAACCATTAACACTGTTCCAGGCATATTTAGCCCATTTATAGCTAGCATTATCCTCGCCAACTACCTGAGAAGGGATATAGGAAATCACCTCGGCAGTTGCAGTAGTTCCATTTGCAGCAGTGATACGGGCAATGCCAAAACCACTGTGCAGATATTCCCACTCAATGCCAGTATCATCATCTCCGGATCCGCCCCAGCCATCCCATGATGTGCCTTCTGTATGCGAAGGGCGCAAAGTGCCTGTTTTACCTGCCGTAACAGCGCGATAGTAGTTACTGTCTGCACGGCGAATATCGCCAATCGACGTACTCTTACTGGTTTCCCATACCGGTACTGAATCCACTGCTGGCTGTTCCAGATAGAACAATTTGCCTACCTGTTCCGCGCCAAAAATAGAGGCGTTTGCCGTTAACGTAATTGTCCCGGTGCTGGCGCTGGCATAAACCGTCACTGACTCGTCAATATTGATATCTTCAAATGGCCCGTTCTTCGTTACCACATCAACAAGTTGCCAGTTGTCATGCGCATAGCGCCGCAACTCTTTCGGCGGGTATGCCGGGTGAACCAGCGTAAGCACGTCAGCGCTTTGCGTGAATTTAATTCGGAACAGATCGGCTTCAGTATATGGCGTGGCAATTTCATAAATAACATTGCTGCTGTTCAGCACCAACGCACCATCTTTGATAACGCGCATGTACTGGTGTCCGAACTCCAGAGCATAAGTCTGAACCGTCGAGAACTGGAACGGGATCAGGCGGCATTTCCGATTTGAGTATTTGGCGGCACCGACAAAACGCGTACCAGGTCGATTCTCAACGCCGCCATACTGCCGCACGATAAAGTTATCGCACTTGCGCAATGCCACCTGGTACTTCGCCATGTCGATACGACCGTACAACGACGGTCCAATCTCACCACCGGCAATGAACCGCCCCGGGAATCCTGGAGACTAAACTCCCTGAGAAAGAGGTAAACAGGATGACTAAAAATACACGTTTTTCCCCCGAGGTCCGTCAACGGGCAGTTCGTATGGTTCTGGAAAGTCAGGGC